GTGGACCTGTTCCCTCTGTGGGAGGACCTGCTCGCTGCTGGGAACAAACTCGAACAGAACACCATCCTCAAGGACGGCGACACGCTGTATCGAGTGGTTTCGGCTGGCGGCGTGATTCCGCAGGAGCACCAGCCGCCTCACGGCGAAGGGATGCTGGCGGTCTACCGGCCTATTGACCAGACACACGCCGGTACGTTGGAGGACCCCATTCCTTGGGTGTATGGCATGGACTGCACTGCTGGCACCTATTTTAGCTACAAGGGCCACACTTATCAGGTCGCCGAGGGCGGCGATATGAAGCCTTGTGTATGGCCTCCGGATTCCGCTGGCCTGTGGCAGTGGGTGCTCATCGAGTAAGGGGGCGTCTCCAATGGTGCAAATTGATTTTGGCTCACTCATAGTTGCGTTTGTTGCAGCGATGGGGGTGCCATCTGCCATTATGGGTTTGATTGTGTGGCGTCTCAAGGTGCGTGTGGAAGCCCGCGAAGCTGTGCAGGAAAAGAAAAATGCAGACCAGCAGCAACTCTTTTTGCTCATCGTGCAGAGCACAAGAGCGAGCATCGCTCTCGGTGAGGCCACCGCTCATGCCATGCAGAGAGGCCATACCAATGGCGACATGGAGGCTGCGTTGAAATACGCTGCTGACATCAAGCATAAACAGAAAGATTTCCTCGCTGAGCAGGGCGTTCACGCCTTGCTTGACGAGTAAATGTGGGTTCTGAAGCTCCTCGCCCTGGCACTTGCCGGGGCGATGGAGATTCTCTGGAACGATAGGAAATGGAGGCGATGGTAATTCTGGAGAAACTTCAAAAGTGGTGGAAAAGCTGGAAACGGAAGAGAAAGAGGGCCAAGGCTAAGAAGAAACCTCTGGAGTTTTCCAAGCTCCTTGCGATATGGGCGGTCCTGATAGCGACCTGCTCCGTCATCGCCTCGTATGTACTCCCCGTTTTTTATAGGGAGTCCGTTTCAGATGTGACCACCACTGTTTTCACTGCCTGCATTGGGTATCTAATTACCTACGCAGGCAAGAGCCTTGGCGAAAAGGTCAGCCGGAATAAACACCGGCTTGACGCAGATGGAAACCCCTTGCCTGATGAAGAGTCTGGCAAGGGGTGATTTTATGACTTCATAAGGAGGAACTACCATGTACGACATCACTCCCATCATTGAGTCGGTTGCGGCTCTTATCGCAGCCCTTATCACCGCCTTCGTCATCCCCTATATCCGCTCCAAGACCACGGCGCAGCAGCAGGCAGAAATCAACGCTTGGGTGAAGATTGCCGTCTCTGCCGCCGAGCAGATTTATAAGGGCAGCGGTCGCGGCGAAGAGAAAAAGGCATATGTCATCCAGTGGCTCCGTGAGCATGGAATCACGGTTGACGAGGCAAAGCTCGATGCACTTATTGAATCCGCTGTGTACGAGCTGAATCAGGGTGTGCTTTCTGTTGTGGAGCTGCCTGAAACTGTCGTGATTAACAACGCCAATGAAACCGAGAAAAAGGAGGAATAACCTATGAGCAACAGCTCTTTAGTTAGCTATACGAAGTTAAGCCCGAACCATTCGGGCAAGCGCACCCACGCCATTGACTGCATCACGCCGCATTGTGTGGTGGGCCAGTGTTCGGTGGAAACGCTGGGCAATGTCTTTGCCCCCACGTCCCGTCAGGCGTCCTGCAACTATGGCATCGGCGTAGACGGGCGTGTGCTGCTGTGTGTGGACGAGGGCAACCGGTCTTGGTGTACTTCCTCCAACGCCAACGACCAGCGCGCCGTGACCATCGAGTGCGCCTCTGACACCTATGCTCCGTATGCGTTTAAGGATGTGGTGTACCAGAAGCTCATCACGCTCTGCGTAGACATCTGCAAGCGCAACGGGAAGAAAAAGCTGCTCTGGCTCGGCGATAAGACCAAGACGCTCAACTACTCTCCGAAGTCCGACGAGATGTTGTTGACCGTACACCGCTGGTTCGCCAACAAGAGTTGCCCCGGTGACTGGATGTACTCTCGCATGGGCGACCTTGCCAGCAAAGTTACAGCACAGCTTGGCGGCAGCACCTCCGGCAACGCTGGCGGCAACACATCCAGCAAACCGTCCGGCACCACTACCACCAACTACACCGTCAAGATTACCACCAGCGACCTGAATATCCGCTCTGGCCCCGGCACGAATTACAGCAGCAAGGGCTTTATTAAGCCCGGCGTCTACACTGTCGTTGCCGAGTCCGATGGCACTGGAGCCTCCAAGTGGGGCAAACTGAAATCTGGTGCTGGTTGGATTTCGCTCGACTACGCTACCAAGACCGGCACTGCTTTTACATCCTCCGCAGAGGTCAAGGTTGGCAGCAAAGTTACCGTAGACTCTGGCGCTGTGTACGGCGGCCTGACCACTGCGAGAGGCACGAAAGTCCCTTCGTTTGTCATAGGAAAACAGTACACTGTGTCGCAGATTGCTACACATAAAGGGGAGAAAGAAGCCCTCCTCAAAGAAATCACCTCGTGGGTAGCTGTGAAGTACCTGAACGTGGTGTAACAGACTCAGATAAGCCCTCAGCCTAAATGGTTGGGGGCTTATTTTTGTTTCCAGAGAATTTTGCCGCAGCAAATCTTCCAGCAAACTCTCCGGCAAAGCATCCGGCAAAATGCCCGGCAAACTCTGAATATGAAAATGAAATTGAATATGAAGATGAAATTGAAAATGAAAATGATAAAGAAAAAGGTACTCTTCGATTTTTCGGGTATTGGTTTCGGGTATAGCTACCGCTCGGTGGCTCGCCTACGACACGACCGAAGTCAGGAAGAGTCTACTACATATCGGCACCGTAGCTCCTTGGGCGGGGCGTAGGTGCTACTATTTCCGACGAGAGAGTGGTTGGATTGGGACGAAGCGCTCCGCAGGAGAAATTATACTCCCAAATGAGAACGCCCTGTATAGGCCCTCCGCTCAAATCTTACCAAAAGGTAAATTCCGAGAGAAAATTATAAAAATATTTTCAAAACCTCTTGCCCTACCGAGGGAAGTTTACTATAATTATAACATCAGTAGGAAGTTTATAAGAATAGTAAAATTGGAGGTATAAAACGATGATGCAGGTTGAATTTGAGCGGCTGGTGGGCCGAGAGGTTACTGGAGAGCAGTACAAGCTCATTGAGGAGCTGTATATGCAGAGCAGCCTTTCCAAGCAGGACTTCGCCAAGAGCATGAAGAAGGTTGTGAAGAGTCTTCCGAGACCCAGATGCAGCAGAACCTACACGATGGCGGTCAAGGATAGGTCCGGTCACTACCGCACGCCGAACGGGTGCTACATTCACTCGGTGCAGGTGGAACTGCTGGATGTCTCCGTTGCCACAGGAGCCGTAAAGGTGAGAGTGGTGCCGGACTCCTACGAGATGAAGTACAGCGTGGACTTCTACGACAACGACAGACGGGTCTGCGTAGTGCGATAAGCCAGATAGCTGGCCTATCGGCTCTACGGGGAGAAAGGACAAGCGAGATGATGGAGGATTTAGTTCTACTGACTTTCTACCTTTCGGCGTTGTTTCTGATGCTGGGAGTTGGAGGGTTCTTTTTGGAAGTCGTTGCTCCGAGGGTGCCGTTCCTCTCCTGTTGGTTAGACAAGTGGATTCCTGACAATGATTTTGAGGAGGATGACGAGTGATGAGCGTGAGTATTGAGAAGAAAAAGGCCGAGGCAGTTCTGCGTATGCGGCAGATGGGAGTGTATGGCAATACCATCCGGCAGTTCGAGAAGGAGGGCTACATAAGCCGCAGTGAGCCTCCGCTGTACGCTTTCTACTGGGTAGAGGGCGAGGAGCTGGAACGGATTCGCAGGTTCGAGAAGGACTACAACGCTCTGGTATACATGGTGATTCGCTCCTACACGACGCTGGGTATTATGGATTCTTACCTCTACGTCAGCGATTACGAAGAGGAGTGGGAGATGGACCGTGAGTGCCTCAGAAATGGAGAACCCTGCTGCTACGTTTACAACAACGATATGCCGGATTGCTCGGAGTTTGGGGACATCGGTATCAAGATGACGCCCGCTGCGAGTCCGAGACGTATTTGGTGAGGAGGTGACACTGATGGGACGAGGAAATGTCTGCGTGCTCGGAAAGTGCGAGGGGCTTTATTACATAGACAACGATGACCTCTGCGTGTACCGCCCGATTGGTTCAACAGCCGCTGAGGAGCCTGAGCTGAGGCTCCGTAGGGACATTCCATTCGAGGACCTGTGCCTGTGGGAGTACAGCGATATTGACACCCAGTGGTGGGAGGATGACGTTATCGAGGAGTTGCAAAGCTCCCTGCGGAAGAAGTTCCCCAGTTTCGTTCCCTGCGACAAATGGGTAGGCCGTGAGCGCCGGGCCATTCTTCAGAACCAGTTGTTCTACATTGCACTGGAGGACAACGAGTGGAGTATGGCGGTGGAGCTGCTTCAGCGGGACGAGGGCTGGGGCGATGACTGGCGGCAGAACCTCCAGAAACGCCACTTTCAGAGATACCTCGATGGAATCAGAGACTCGCTCTTCGAGCAGTTCGAGTCGCTCGGAGCGTACTCCGACGCTTGGACGAGCAGTACCATACACCGGCCCGAAAATCCGCAGGGCTAAATCTTACGAAAAGGTAAATTTTCAGAATTTCTTGCCACAATGTTACGAACAGCTCTTGCCCAAACGCTCCAAACTTACTATAATTATAACATAGGAAGAAAAATTACGAATTAGAAAGGGAGAGCACGATGGGAACACTGAACCGCAAGTCTGAGGGAGATTTCCTTTTCGAGATTGACTTTACCCCGAAGGGGCAGAAGAAGATGCAGACGGTTTACATTTACGCAAAGAACCAGCTCGATGCCCACAATTATTTGATTCTCAATGGAATCTGGGGAACGCAGCACGAGATTAGATACCACAGCTCCAATCTTTTGGACGCTCGTGAGAATCGGAAACGTGCAGTGACCCTTTGATACAAAAATTCAGGAGGTACACAATGGGAACGAGAAATTTGACGGCGGTTTATCTCGACGGCGAGTACAAAATCGCCCAGTACGGACAGTGGGATGGCTACCCTGAAGGACAAGGGATGACGGCACTGAACTTCCTCCGTTCTATGGATGAGGAGAAGTTCAAGTCAGCCCTGCGAAACAGCTCGTTTATCTCTGGTGATGAACTGACGGCCCTTTGGAAGCAGTACGGAGCGGATGACAATGGGATGGTTTCGCTGGACGATGCCGACCGTATGAAGAAAGACCACCCAGAGTACAGTAGGGACACCGGCGCAACCATACTTCAGATGGTACAGGACCACCCAGATGGGATGATGCTCCAGAACCAGATTGGATTTGCTGCAGACGGGTTATTCTGCGAATGGGCTTGGGTCGTTGACCTCGACAAGAGAACCTTCGAGGGGTACAGGGGCTTCGGCAGTGAACCGCTCACAGAGCAGGACAGATTCTACTTCCTGAAAGACCTCGAAGAGAACGGGTACAGCGGAGTTCGGCTGGTTGCAGAGTGGAGCATTGACGAGCTTCCCTCTGATGAAGATTTTCTGGCAGCGTTTAAGGAGGATGACGAAGAATGATGAAGAAAATGAAGCTCGCAGATGTCCCTTTTGGAAAGAACTTCGAGATTTGGGGCCATGCGTACACCGTTCTGGATAGTGATGACAAAGGCGTTTTCGTTCTGGAGACTGAAACGGTCTGCGAGATGCCTTTCCGAGAGGACGAGGTGGACTACAAGGTTGCGCCGAATGACTTCAGGGACGGCTCGGTGAGGGCATACCTCGAAGGACGCTATACCGAGGGACTGGTCAGTGCAGGAGCAAAATTGGATGAGGATATTCTTCCGATGGAGCTTGACCTCAAGTGTACCCTCGGACAGCACGAATACGGGGTGTCGAGAGTACACGCAGGTCTGCTCACGCTGGAGCAGTACGGGAAATACTACGACATCATTCCGAAAATTGATACACCCTACTGGCTCGTAACGCCTTGGAAAACGCCCAGCCGCTCCCCGAACCTCTACGACACCGGCAACGTCTGGAACGTCTACTCCAATGGTAACTACAGCCTCTGGTACTACAGCAACACTTATGGGGTTCGGCCCGCTTTGACTCTTAGCCCTTCACTCTTGGTCTCTGTTGAGTGCGATGAGGAAGAAGAGGTTGAAAGCAAGTGGCACGAGTACCTTGAGTACCTGATTCACTGGGCAATCTCCCATTCGGATAAGGGTTTCGCAGGGTGTATGCCCGCTTGCTACAACGAGTGGCTGGACAGCGAAGGGAGTGATGAAGAGTGAACCGCCTGACGAAGAAATATCCCAGCGGAGCTTGGGGTATTGACGGCAGCATTGACGAGGCGGTTCTGAAGCTGGCGGCCTACGAGGATTCGGGCTTTACACCCGAAGAATTGCAGGACATACAGTGGATTCCGGTTGAGGAACGGTTGCCCAAGCTACCTGACAGTGATTGCTGCTCAGTGATGGTTTTGACTGCATACAAAAGGAACCCCAGAAGTAGGCCGATGATTTACGAGAGGTCGTTGGTCAGAGGCAGGCGTGTTGAGCGATGGAAATACTATTGGGACAGGATTGCGGATGAACTTCCAGACTATTGGATGCCGCTGCTCTGCCCGCCGAAGGAGGATGTACAGTGATTACTGAACGAGAGAAGAAGAACCGGGATGAACTTTTCCGGCTGATGAGGGAAAACCCAGACCTACCTGTGGTTCCGATGGTGGATGCTGAAATCTGCGGTGATGACAGCGGGTATTGGTGCGGAGCGTGGGGTCGCGCTTCCGTGGATGAGTACCTGATGTGTGAAAGGTACGACTACATGGCGTTCAAGAGCTGGGACGATGTATTCGATGTTCTTGAAAAGTACCTTTCAGATGAGGAGTTCGAGAAACTGCCAGAGTCCGAGAGTGAATGCAGAAAGCATTACGATGCGCTACCTTGGACCAAGGCAATTATTGCTTATATCACCACAGCGGATTGAGGAGAGACTATGGACGAGCTTGTCAAGAAAACGGACGCACTCGACATTGTAAAAAGGACTAACGGGGATTACGCTGCTGCTTGGTCGGAGATAGCGAAACTTGAAGCGGTTGATACCACTTCTGAGATTACCGGTCAGTGGGTAGACATCCGCAGTAAATCTCCAGAAAAACCGGGCAGGTACTTGGTGGCATTACGTCGAAATGCCCCTGAGAGCCTCGGAGGGA